CTCTCCGACGATACAGAGGTTAGATCCGTCAGCTTTGACGATGGACTCCTTACCGTTGTTTTGGGAAAGGTAGTTCCTGACCATCATAAGAGAGTAGATTACATCTAACTACATAGGGGGTATTGACAATTGTTGATACCTCCTTTATAATATAAGCAAAAGTATTTTTAACATGGCAAAAGGTAAGAAAGAACCAATTAATGTCACACCACCTCCTGCTGAATCATTAATAAAAGCAGAAAGAGTAAAAGTAGTAATACTCCACAATGGAGATAGTGTTATTGCTGATGTTCAAGAAGCAACTCATAAAGAAACTGGAGAAAGGCAAGCATTCATATTAAATTTTCCTTATAAAGTTGAGTATGACCAACCTAAACTTGATGGTACAGGTATCGTAACTGACCCAGAAGTCAAAGTACATTACTCACCATACTGTCCACTAACACCAGAAGTTCAGATACCAATCAATCATACAATGGTATTAACTATTCTAGAACCAGTTCCAAGTCTTCGTGATACATACATCAAGAATGTACAGAAGATGGGTGGAAGTGTAGAATGAGTGTAAAACTTTTACTATTAAAATCTGGTGAAGAAGTTATTACAGAAGCAAAAGAGATAGTAAATCCTGAGACTAAGGCAGCTATAGCATATGCTCTGCACAAACCTTTTAGATTAGATATTGTATCTAATGATGGAGGGATTGTATTCAATAATGAAAAGGGATATCAAATATCATGGTTCCCTTGGGCACCTTTAAGTAAAGATAAAGATTTTTATCTTCCTGCCAATCATGTAATTACAGCGTATGACCCATTGGATAGTATTGCTGAACAATATGTACAGGCAATCAAAGAAGAAAACTATGAAGAAAGTTTTAAACGTCATGAAGATATGATTGCAGGAGTTACAGATAGTGATTTAGATATGGAAGAGGTTTTTAAAAGAGCAGAAGAAGCACTGGAAGATGAGGAGACTTAAGATATATGACAATGATACTGTAATTCATACATATACCACCGACCACAAATTTCAAGGTAGTAAACAGATAGAAATTGAAGGACCTGTTACAATAACAAAATGTCTAGTAGACTATCCTGCACGTGTAAATGGAAAGTTTGGCATCATAACATTTGACCAACCAATCAAAACTCCATTGTACAATATGAATCTAGTTCCTCAACCATTTCCAATAGAAATAGGTAGGGGAACTTTTCAGTTCAAACATCTTATGTTCAACGGTCCTAGTTACTTTAACATTAAAGTTGACAAATACAAACCTAAGATGTATATTGGTAATCTAATTACTAAAAAATTTGTACCAGAATTAAAAACTATTGAACCTGTATACATGTACAGGAAAAAATATAATAATATTTGGGATGAAGAGGACTTACACAAATTAGAAAAATTATGCAAACAATGTTAATCATCCTTAGGAGTGGAATACAACTCATATCTAAGGTAGAACAATTAGAAGAAGAACCAAATTGTCATTTACAAGACCCATACCTTATTAGGGATGACGGTACACTAGAACCGTGGCCAAGTTACACGGATGATACAGACATCTTGCTTTATTCTGACACTCTTGCTACAATAGTAAATGCATCATCCTCAATGAAGACAAAATATAAGACAGTTACTAAATGAGTTTCTACACCAATGTTCAACTAGTTGGTAATAACTTACTTTATCTTGGATACGAGGATGGACAACGTATTCAACGTGAGTTTAAGTTTTCACCAACTCTTTTTGTCGTTACTGATAAGAAGACTAATCATAAAACTCTTGATGGTAGGTATGCCAAACCTATCAAATTTGGCACAGTGAAAGAAGCAAAAGCTTTTGCCGAACAATACAAAGAAGTACAAAATTTTGAGGTTCATGGTTATGACAGGTATCTCTATCAATTCATATCGGAAGAGTTTCCGCAAGAAATTGATTACGAATTTAAAAATCTTAAAACTACATCTCTTGATATCGAGGTGGCATGTGAAAATGGCTTTCCTAACGTGCAGGAATGCTCGCAACCTCTTCTTAGCATTACAGTACAAGACTATCTCAGTCGTAAAATCAAAGTATGGGGTACCAAACCGTATTCAAATACTAGAGATGACGTTGAGTACGTACTCTGTGACGGTGAAGAACATCTTCTCCGTTGTTTTCTTGACTATTGGATTACTAATTTCCCAGATATTCTCACGGGGTGGAACGTAGAACTATATGATATCCCGTACATATGTGGACGTCTAGAGAGATTGTTTGGTGAGAAAGAAATGAAACAAATATCTCCATGGGGTATTGTTTATAGAGAAGACATGGAAATTAAAGGTCGTCAACAAATACTTTATAATATTTTTGGTATCAATGTGATTGACTACATGGATTTGTACAAGAAATTCACATACACCAACCAAGAATCTTACAGGTTAGACCATATAGCATTTGTAGAACTAGGTCAAAAGAAAGTTGACCACAGTGAGTTTGAAAACTTCAAACAATTCTATACTAATGACTGGCAGAAGTTTATTGACTACAACATTGTTGACGTGGAACTTGTCATACGTCTAGAAGAAAAGATGAAGTTGCTAGAACTTGCTGTTGCTCTAGCATATGATGCCAAGGTAAACATGAAAGATGTTTATTTTCAAGTTCGGATGTGGGACACTATCATATACAATTTTTTAAAGGAAAAGAATATAGTAGTTCCACCAGCAAAACGTTCACACAAAGATGAAAAATACGAAGGTGCTTACGTCAAGGAACCTAAACCAGGACGTTATGACTGGGTTGTATCTTTTGACCTCAACAGTCTGTATCCTCATCTCATCATGCAGTATAATATTTCCCCCGAAACGCTCGTAGATAGAAGACACCCAACTGCTACGGTTGCTAGAATACTAGGACAAAAGGAAGAGGTAAATCCAAAATACGCACTCTGTGCAAATGGTGCTATGTATCGTAAAGACATACATGGTTTCTTACCTGAGATTATGCAGAAGATATACGATGAACGTGTACAATCTAAAAAACTTATGCTCATGGCAAAGCAAGCATATGAAAAGACACCCACTAAAGAACTAGAGAAAAGCATCAGTAAGTATAACAACATACAGATGGCACGTAAGATTCAATTGAACAGTGCTTATGGTGCTATTGGAAATCAATACTTCAGATATTATAATTTACGTAATGCTGAAGCAATCACAATGTCTGGTCAAGTATCAATCCGATGGATTGAACATAAGATGAATAAATTCTTAAACAAGACACTAAAAACTGAAGGAGAAGATTATGTTATTGCTAGTGATACTGATAGTATCTACCTCAACTTGGGTCCTCTGGTCGAGACTGTATACAAGGGGAGAGAAAAAACTTCTAAGAGCGTTGTGTCGTTCCTTAATAAGGTCTGTGAGTTGGAACTTGAAAAGTATATTGAGGGTTCTTACAAAGAACTGGCAACGTACGTAAACGCATACGAACAGAAAATGATAATGAAGCGAGAGAATATCGCTTCAAGTGGTATCTGGACTGCAAAGAAAAGATACATGCTCAACGTGTGGGATAGTGAGGGTGTAAGATATGATGAACCCAAACTAAAAATGATGGGTATTGAGGCAGTCAAGTCATCAACTCCTATGCCATGTCGTAATGCCATTAAGGAATCTATTAAACTGATGATGAAGGGTACAGAGGATGAACTTCTATCATACATTGATAGTTTCAAAACTGAATTTAATTCTTTACCACCAGAAGAAATTGCATTTCCTAGGTCAGTAAATGGGTTACGTAAATTCAAAGCATCGGGTACAGTGTATTCAAAAGGATGTCCTTTACATGTTCGTGGAACTCTATTGTATAATTTTTATATTGCGAGGAACAAACTTGAACACAAATACCCACTCGTACAGGAAGGAGAGAAGATAAAATTTGTATATCTTTTACGTCCTAACCCACTAGGAAATGAGAATGTAATCTCATTCCTTAACACATTCCCAAGAGAACTTGACCTAGCAGATAATATAGACCGTGATGCTCAGTTTAAGAAAAGTTTCTTAGACCCTTTACGAATCATATCAAATGTGATAGGATGGGATATAGAAAGAGTTCCTAATTTAGAATTTTTATTTGCATGACTTCATCATTTTTAAAAGAAATAGTTAATACCATTGATAATGAATATGCTGGACTCCTATCGGAAGGTGGAGTTGGCGATATCGAATCATTTGTTGACACTGGTTCTCATATTTTTAACGCACTTGTTAGTGGTTCAATCTATGGAGGTTTCCCTAGTAATAAGATTACTGCATTAGCAGGAGAATCTGGTACTGGTAAAACTTTCTTTGCCATGGGTGTTGTTCAAAATTATTTGGCAGCAAATCCTGACGCTGGTGTAGTTTACTTTGAGAGTGAAGCAGCAGTCACTAAACAAATGATTGATGAACGTGGTATAGATGGCACACGTATGATACTTGTTCCAGTCAC